CGCTGGCCTGTGTGGTGACGCCGGCGATGGGCGAAATCAGGCTGACTGCGGCGGCCGTCAGCGCGTTGCCGGCCTCTGCGGCCGTGGCCGCTTTGACGGCGACGGTTGCAGCCCCTGCGACCAGCGTGGCCTCGGCAGTCGTCGTGTATTCAACCGCATCGGCGCGGCGCAATTTGGTGCCGGCTGGGATGATGCTGCCCGTCGTCCCTACAAATGTGACGTTGCCGGCTGCGAACGCTGCCGGAGTGCGGGTGATGCCCCAGATCGAGGCATGGCGGTCCAGTTGTTCGACCTCGGTTGTGTCGGGCAGGATTTGTTCTGATATCCAATTCTGAAACCCGTAAATCGGATGCTCGCCGCCTGCCAGCACGCGTGCCAGGACGTTGAGGTTGGAGCGACGCAGCCGGGCATCGGCACCGGGCAGGCGGGCTTCGATATCAGTTTCGGCAGCGTCGACCAGATCAGTCAGGGTTGGGCGTTTAAAGGGCATTTAAAGCGGGCTCCTATCGGCACCGTTCGCGGCCTGGCCTTGCCAGACGTAATCGAACTTAAAATTCACAGAACTTTGCGCCGGGCGAACCACCAAAATCTGCACGCCGAGCACGCCGGTGCGCACAATCTCGGCGGTCACATCGATGCGCTCGCAGATGCCGTCTTCGATCAACCAGGCGAGCGCTTCTTTGCAATAGTGCCGGGCGCGTTCGACGACGCTCTGCAACTGTTTTTCTCGGCTGAGCAACCAGAGCCTGGAGCCGATCCGATCATCGCTTACTGGGCGGCCATTGACTTGGACGCTGAGCGCATCACCCCACCATCCGCGTTTGTCGGTGGCCTCGGCCGGCAGCGCGTCATCGGGCTCGGCACGGCGGGTCGGTAAACAGAGAAATAACGATCGCTGTCTGAAGGCCGTCATCGGCCAACAGAGCGCCAGTTTGCAGGGCAAAGTCAGCGACCATTTTGTCGCCATAAAATACGGCGCGGATATCGGTCATGGCGTGATCTCCGGCGAGGCGATCGGATACGTCGTGCCGGCGACCGCACCGATGGTGTAATCGTCGCGATAATCCGGATACAGCACGAAGCCGTGCCCCGCACATTCAACGATCGTTGCCGTGGCCGAGGTCAGCCGGGCGATGTCACCCTCGACGCGGGCTTCGCCGCCGGCAGTCACGGTCGCGTCGCCGGCGCAGGCGACTTTAATCTCGCCTGGCGCATAGCATTCGATGTCACCGTTAGCTTTCATCACCAGATGATTTGCGCCGGAACTGTAGAGCGCGACGTCGCCTTCATCGGTCAGCTTTAAACGATAGCGCCGATCATCGACGGCGACGACCACGGTATTGGTGCGATTGCCGCCAAGCGCCACCATGATGGCATCGGCGCCGGGGTGTGGCCGGGACGTAAAACCATATTCCTGGAGGCGTTCGCGCGCATCGAGGACTTCGTCTTTGAGACCGCGCAACTGCAAGGTCTGCAGCACCGTCGTATCATCGATCGCGGCGATCACGGCGCGGCCGATGCTGAGCACGATCTTGCGGCGCAATGGGGCTAATAGACGGGCAAAGTTGTTCATGATCACCACCCCCAATCATCTTTCGGCGCAGCCGGTTGTGCCAGGCCGGTAAAGGCGGCGGGGTCGGCCAACGTCAGGGCTGCCGTGGTGCCTTGATCACTGAACGAATACGTGACGGCCGAGATCAACATGCGGCCTTGCAGATTAACCTCGGGGATCTCGCAATCGACCAGGGTCAACGGTCGCCAAAGCGTGCCGTTGCTGCGCCATCCCTGCACCGTGACGCTGAGGCGGCGCGCGCGGCCGGCACGCACCGACTGTTCCCACTCGGCGCGTCTTTGACATGCGGCGTTGTCGACGACGTCTTCGGCGAGGATCGAGGTCGGCCGGTAGCGTGTAATCAGCTGATCTTTGGCGACGGCACTGGGTGCTGCCGCATCGTCGGCGGTCTCGAGACCAAAGTCATTGTCTTGGCCTTTAACGGTATAGCTGGAAAACCGTTCGGCATGATCAAATGTGGCATTGGCGCTGAGCACATTGCCGCCGGGACCCGTTTTCAAGGTCGCGTCGGTGGTGTCCGCATACTTTGATGTCGTCAGGCGCAGGCGGCCGTCCGGACGGGACGTGCACAACAGCCCTTTAAGGCGGCTTAAACGCTCGATTGAAGCGAACGCGGTTTCGCTTTCTTCGAGTTGGAAGTCGCTGATTGTCTCGCGGGCCTGGGCAGCCTCGACCTCGACGCTGATGCCAAACGGGCGGCAAATATCGGCAGCGATGTCGGCAAGCGTCTGATCTTTCCAATCGCCGCCAGCGTGCACTGCGGCACAATCAACAAGATCGCCGGTTTTGTCACGGCCGACCGCGCTCAACGTGTGATCGTTGCTGCCGATCCCGACGTCGACGCTGTCGATCCAGCCGGTGATCAGCGTGTCATCACCCTCGGTCAGGCGGCATGCAAAGCCAGGGCGCACGGCGCGCTTTGATTCCATGCCGGGCCACTTATCGGTCAGCTGCAGGCGAAAAGCGCCAGCCATGCGCTCGATGTCACGGACGACTTCGACGGCGGTCCAGCCTTCGAAGATTTGATCGTCGATGTGCAGGGCGGGTGTGACGTCAGGCATTGGTCAACACCTCGATCGTATCGCCGGCGGCGACGAAGCCCGGATGGCGAAGGCCGTTGCGCTTGGCAATGCTATCTGCGGCCGCGATCACCTTTGAAACGTCATCCCCATAAAGCCGGTATGCCGTGATGATCGATGGCTGCACGGCGTTGGGCTTGAACGTGACGACGCCTGGCAGCGCCGGCGCAATTGCCGACGCATGCCGGGTGACGGTGGCGAGGCCTTTTGAAAGTGCACGCCCGACGTCATCGCCGGCGCTGACCAATAAGGTGTCGGTGACATCGGTCATGGTATCGCGCATCGCATAGACATCAGCGGAGGTTTCAAACGGCGTGGTCGCAAGGTTGCCGATCGCGGTGGCGACGCCTATCCGGTTGACCAGGCTGACCAGTGCGGTGCGATTGCCTGCCTGCAATAAGCGGCTGGGCGTGGTGGCAACGATGCTGCCGAGTTGGAATGTATCAGCCGCCAGCTTCAAGGCAGGTGAAACGCCGGGTGTGGTCGAAACAGCGCTGACCAGACGCGTCGCCAGCAACGCAGGATCGCGGACCAGAGTTGACGCGTTGGCCGTCATATCGGCGATGTCGAAAGCGAAATTGGCTGCATCACTTAAGGCAGCGCCGGCGTTGGCGGCGTCGTTGACAGTGCTCAGGATCGATGTGGTATCCGTCGCGGCCGTATCAGCTACCCAGCCGGGCAAGCCATCAACATTAAAGACGTTGGCGAAGTCGCTGACGGCCGCTGCGTTGATGTCATCGGCAGCGGCGCCGAGGCGGACGGCGGTATCGATCCGGCCAGACGGCGCGTTATTGCCGCCGGCCCGCTCGAAGCGCAGCGTGAAGCGCGCCATGCCGCCGTCGCGGGTGGTGAATTGTTCGTTGGCAGAGATCGCGACGCAGCTGATCTCGCCATAGTACGGATGCACCAACGTGCCGGCACCCGGCTTGACCAGTGCCGCTTCCAGGGCGGCTGCCTTGGCCAGGTGATCAGGCTCCAGCACATAGGCGCTGATATTGATGGTCGACGTCTCGGCGCCCAGGTCCTCGTGATACGGATCGTCGCGGCCCGGATATTCGTGGCGCTGCACACGGCGGCCGAACTGCCGGCCCACATCTTCATAGTGAAACGGCACGCCCCGGAACGAAGCCTCCAAAAGGTTGTCCCGCCAACTCATTGTGCTAGGCTCCCCGATGCAACTGTGGGGAGTACGAGCATATGCGTATTATTGGTGCTATTTTCGTGATTTTGACGACCGCGAGCCTTGTCGCCTGCGATGAGACAACGCCCGACAAACAGGCACCGGCGGAGATAACCATTACTGGGGTGAATACCAAAGTTGAGACCGACGCGGTCGCTGAGGCCTTCCGGATTTTTAAAGATCAGTGCCCAAAACTTTTCACAGAATACTGGACGGACGTAGTCTCTGCAGAGGGCGAATTGAAACCGATGGTCAAAGATGTGGGCAATGATCTGGCCATCAAATTTCCAATGGCGAAGGCGTACGGATGGAGCCAAAGTCTTCAACTTCGTATCCGTATGAGTGACGCGCCGTCGGCTATACCCGCAAGTGTGGGCGCAGCTTTTCAAACGCTTTTCTTCGATCTTGGCGGTGGTAGATCGCCTGGTATCTTTGCATTCAAGGATGCCTCTGCAAAAGTTTGTGAGTTTAAAAAACAATCGGCAAAAGGAGCCTTTCATCCAGTCGAAGCTTTGACCGTCTTGGACACGGACCCGCGTTTGCTTCAGCTCGTTGAGGCAACTGACAATAATGCCGAAACATGGCAAGCCGCGTCCGGCAATATTTGGTCCGGAGTCAAACTCTACTTTGGTCCTCATAAACGATACGTTGGTGAGGTCGTCGGTGGTACCGATAGAGAAAGCCTGACCAGTGGCGAATTGACGAGAGGCGTCGTCGTTAAAATGGCCGGTGAAACGCTTGAATGGAAAAATCGCGATGCGATCGTCCTCGGGGCCTGGTACATCCGCCGAGATGACCCCGCTCTCAATCGGCAGCAATGGCGCACGATCAATTAAGGCTCTCATTATCCACCCGCCATCGCCAAGCCGGTATCGACGGCAATACCGACGTCCGGGTTAATGCTTTTTAAGTCACGCACGCGGGGACGCCCCTCACTATCGATGGTGACTTTGAGCTCACCACCAACCTGGGTACGTGATGTGCCGCCCGGACCATTTGGAAATGCTGAGGCTGCCGCAGGCGGGGGGCCGCCACTATCAAAACCGAAAAAGCTTTTTACACCATCCGGCACCATATCGGTGATGCCACTAAGGCCGCTGCGAATTGCCTCAATCGCGCTGGTGAACTTACCGAGAATGCCATCCCACAGATCGCTGAAGAAGGCAGAGATCGGTTCCCAGTACGTATATATTAAGGCGACAACAGCGACCAATGCCGCGATGGCTGCGATAATTGCCACGATAGGCAATGACACTGCTGAGAGCGCTGCTACCGCAACGGTAATCCCGCTGATCGCCATACCCAATGAACCGATCGCGATCAGCACCGGCGCGATCGCCGCGGCCAAAGCAGCAATGATTGTGCCCCATTTCAGCGCCGTTTTTGAGGATTCGGACAAGCTGCTCATCCATTCCGTGGCGCTTCGCGCAAAGTCGGTAAACCATTGCAGCAGACCGCTGTCACCGATGGCCAGTTGCAGCCCTTCAAACGCTGAGACGAACTTGCGCATCTCACCCGTCGCACCCTTCATTTGTGCGTCAGCGACCCGCTTGGCGGTACCCCCGGCGTTTTCAAGCTGCTTGGAGAAACGTTCAATATGATCGGCACCCGTGTTGATCACTGCAGTCATGGCTGGACCGGCCCGTTCGCCAAAAACCTGCATCCATTCCGTCGCCTCGCCGCCGCTTTTTTCAAGCACGCGGATGATGTCAACGAGCGACCGCAACTGACCTGTTGAATCCATAATATCGGATTTTTTAATGCCTAGCCGGCCGAGGGCACGCTGTGCATCTTTGGCGGGATTAGAAAGCCGAGACAGGGTGGCGCGGAGTGCAGTCCCGCCGAGCGATGCCTGATAACCGCTGTCACCCATGGTCCCCAATACGGCCGATGTTACCTCAAAGGTTTGGTTCATACCCTTCGCGACCGGGCCAGCGATTTTCATGGCTTCCGCGAGCTGTCCAAGGTCTGTGTTGGCGCTTGTAAACGCTGTTACGAGAACATCGTTAACCTCGGCTAATTTGTTCGCTTCGATACCGTAACCGCTCATGATATTGGTGACCACGTCAGCTGCGCGGCCAAGGTCCATATTCCCCGCGGCAGCCAACTGCATGACGCCAGGCAGCGACCCGATGATTTTTTCCGTATCAAAGCCGGCCTGAGCCAAGAACCCCATAGCTTCGGCTGCCTGAGATGCAGAGAACTGTGTGGTCTTGCCCATCTCACGTGCCAAATCTTGGAGGCTCTTCATATCCTCACCGGTCGCTTTGGTCAGCACGCCGACCTTGTTCATCGCCTGTTCGAAGTTTGCTGAAGCACGCAACGAGAGAATCCCAAAGCCAACAATGGGCGCCGATACTTTAAGCGCCATACTTTGCCCGACCTGCGTCATCTTCTTTGACGCGTTGCTCACGCCCTCCATGCTTTTGGCCGCCTTTTTGCCAGCCTCAGACATTGCATTTGTGGCACGCTGAACCGAACCAGCGGCCCGTCGCATGGGGCCGCTCATCCGGTCGATCGCCTGCAGTAAGATGCTAAGTTTGAGGTCGCTCATGGATCTCTCTTAAATGTCTGTGCCAGAAGTCGAGTTCGTCGAGGCTTAGCTCCCAGAGTTCGCCCCGTCCGAAGCCGTATCCGACGGCGACTTCGGCGAGCTTTCGCTCCCAGCCGCCTGGCCTGGAAAAAAACGATTGAAGACCTCGCCGATGGCGTCGAAGTCGGCGGCATCGATCTCGCCGGCGGCCGACGGTGGAATGTCCGCCAACTTCGCGACCAGATCGATCATCATGCCGCCGTCCAGGTTCGCCAAATTCAGACCACGCAGGTCTTTGAGTTTTGGGCGTCGCAAGTGAAGCTCGGTCACGTCTTCACCGTGTGCCTTGATCGGTTCGGTGAGCTTAACGGTTTCTGTCTTGCTCACGCCTTCATCTCCTCAGCGTCGAGGCCTTCGAAGCGGACCTGGAACTCAGCGTTTTCGGTGGTGACATCACCTTCGGAGACAAACCAGGCATCGCGGAGGATGATGGTTTTGCCGTTGGCAAGTTCCAGCGTCACGGTGACGCCATCGAGCGCTTTGGTCGCTGCGACATCGAGGTCGGCGCTGTCGGTGATCACGCCTTCGATGAACGGGGCCATCGGCATGGCGCTGTAGCCGTGCACACCATCAGAGCCTACGATCGTCTCGCGTTTTTCACCGCCGAGGTTGTAGGTAAACGATCCTTTGGCATCGTGTTGCCGGCCATCGACTTTAAAGAAAATCTTTCCGGCGCGTCGGTTCTTCATGGGTTTAACTCCGCTTTAAATTTACAGGATGAATTTGACCTGGCCGGCGAACACCCGGAACTGGTTGATGATGTCAGGCGGGATCATCGCGTTGACGCGGTTCACGTCGGAGCCGTCACGTTCGACGATGATGTCCTCTTTGAACTGATCGATGTTTTCGACCAGGCCGGCGGCTTCCCACTGGCGCGCCAAGGCGATCAATTCGGCGCGGATGATCTTTGGCGTCACGACCACCTGGCCGGCACCGAAGTTGGTGCCGTCGTCGGCCAGCTTGTGACGCGGAAACTTTTGCAGGATCCGCGCCCGGGTCGAATAGCGCAGGTACGCCAGCGTCTTGAGCGTGTTGACATCGAGGTACGACGCGTCTTCGACGCTTTGCGCGTTGGTTTCGTAGGTCGTGATCGCGCGCTCGATCCGCACGATGCCGCCGTCGTCAACGGTGAAGGTCGAGATCGCGTCGAACAGCAGCAAATTACGCTCGTTAAGCTTGAAGCGGTCTTCAATCTTTGGCGCGATCAGGCCGATCAGTGCCAGCGTCTGCAGCGGGCGCGCCGGATCAATGTTGGTGTGATATGCGGCGACGGCACCGAATGCGGCGGCCCAGGCCCAAGGTGCCGACGGCGAGCCATCTGCACCAATGATCGTGAGGTGCGGCGAATTGCGGCCGTTGCCGAGTGTGGTGAGCGCTGCGTGTGTGCCGGCGGCTGCCGTATAGGCATGGCCATCTTGCATGACCATAGGCCCGAAACGCTCGGCGAGTTCGGTTTCCAGGACAACCAGGTTGGCGGTGTCGGTGTAGGGCTGGATCCAATCGGTGTACCATTCATCGCCCAGTGCCGTAATCGCAACATCAAGGTCCGGGTTGCCGGCACCGGTGGCCATCGCACCAAACGCGACGGTTAAGCCGGCGGGCAGGTATTCGCCCGGATAGTGATTGACGCGCAGATCGATGCCGTTACCGGCCTCGCCGGCGTTGCGCGCCGTAATGTCGACCTGCTTGTCATCGACGCCGTTGACGGCGGCCGTCACCGGCAGATCGGTGGCAGCGGTGATCGCGGCAACCAGGTTGGTGGCGATGTCGGCCGGCGCATCGGTGGTGCCGACGCCAACGCGGACACGTTGTCCGGCAATATAGCAATTGAGCGTGCCCGCCGTTGTCACCGCACCACCAAACGTGATGGTGCCGGCGGCGGCATTCGCTGCGCCGTCGTCATCGAGGGCAACGGCCCAGGTTTCGGTCCAGTCGTAGTTGGCTTTCAGAGCCCGGAACATCAAATGCAGCATCGAGCCCCGACCAAAGAACGCCTCGGCCTCGGCCTCATCGAGGACACGGGTCGGGATGGCTTCGGCAACGGTGCCGGCAGCCAGGCGCTGACCGATAACGAGGATCCGCGAAGGCATGCCGGGCAGACCGCGCAGCGCACCGGAGTTGTCGATTTCAATGTACGCACCCGGGGTGCGCAGATTGACGGGGATTTGGTTGAAGCTGAGTGGCATGACTTAGGTGTCCTTCTTTGCGGTTTTGCCGGACGCCGGCTTTTTGTCGGTGACCACGATCACATCGCCGTCTTTCAGGCGGCGCCGCCAATACGTCGTCATCGGCTTGGCCTTACCTTCGGCGGGCAGCGCTTGGGCGGTCATGGGGTCTCGCACGATCAGGTCGGGCGTTGCGGGTTTCAGTGTTTTGATCATCACTCGGTCTCCGGGTTGATGGTGTCGGTGGCGTCGGCATCAGCTGCCGGCAACTCAGTCGAAACGTTCCCAAACGGCGGAATGTCCCAATCGATATTGAGGGTGGCGAAGGTGTCGAGATCACTGTCGGCGGCGAGGTGTTCAACAATGAACGAGGTCTCGACCTCGGCGGAATAGATCGACACGGTTTTTGCGTTGGCGAGGGCAACCACCCGGCCGGGGGTCAGCGCCTCGATCTCAAGGCCCAAATCGCTGCCAATCAAAAGCCGCAACATATCGATGACCATCTGGTAACTGCCGGCATCGCCAGCGCCGACACCATGACGGGCGGCTGTATTGTTACGTCGATCTTTATTGCCGACGATCACGGCGAACCGCGCCGTGTATTTCCAGGCTTCGCCGCCGATGTGCTCGGCGTTGACGATGCCGGCAAACATCACCAGCGTCGCCGGAAAGCGTTTGGCGATCTCGGTCGCCGGGCCTTCGAGTTCACCGCCATAAGATTGAACCGTCGGCAGTGTGTAGCCGAGCGCCGGCGTCGCACCCGACGTGGCGGCTTTAATCTTGTCGATAATCGCTTGTTCAATGGTGCCGATCATTGGGCCAGGCCCTCAAGGTAGTCGGCTGCGGCCGCTTCGATCTCAGCTTGATCGCCGAAGCCAATGCCAAGGTACGGACGCGCCGGCAATTTTGTGGCACCGCGACGACCGGCTTCACCCCCGAATTGGTGAATGCCCGCGTAGACCATATTGGAGCCGACTTCGACCTGGTCGTTGCCAGGTACATGCGTGATCGATGCCAGCAGGATGCCGCTATCGACCAGCGTTTGGCCGCCTTCGGATAGGACACGCCCGGACGGCAGCCAAGCAGCACCGTCCGGTCCGCGACCGCGCTCGAAGCGATCTTGTGTCGAACTCACGAGGATCGCGCCGATCTCATCCATCAACGGCGTCAGATCATCAACGCCGCGGAGCATTTCTGCGAGGCTGCGACCGACGGCATCGGCCCCTTTGACGTTTGCGCGGAGTTCCAGGGCAGCACCGGCCATCTTAAAAGCCCTTCATGCTGTCACGGGAAAACATACGGTCTGGACCTTCGACGATGACGTCGTCCTTGGCGCCGGTCGGCTCAGCGCCGGCGATGTCGAGCACGGCGCGGCCGGCTGCGACGTCACGCAGGAACGTCATCGCATCTTTATGTGCGGCTGCGACGCGATCAGGCGGGTCTTCTTTATGTAACGCATACCGCACCAGGTCGCAGGCAGTCTTGACCAACGCAGCCGGGATATCGCTGAGCGGCAGGTCGTAGCGCTTGGCAACGAAGCTATCGATCGTTGCACCGGCATCGGCGATCGCACCATCGAGCACGCCATTATCGGCGACGTTGTCCGCATCGCGGTCGGTCAGCTCAAGAATTTCCTGAGCGCCGAAGCGTGCTTCTAAGTCAGCCTGGGTGCAGTAGTCGGTCACGAAATGCTTTTCCTAATATCAGACGCCCGACCGAGGTTTAGGCGCGGTCCCCTCGGTCGGACGATTTAGTCCCGCAGGACTTTCTGGTCTGGCTCCCCGGTACGTCTGCGCCGACGTGTCCGGATCAAAGCCGCTCTCGCTGGGCATTACTTGCCGGCTTTGTCAGCACCGGGCTTGTCAGCATCGGTCGCATCTGGCGCCGGGTCCTTTTGACCGCCGTTCTCGTCCGACTTTTTCGGTTTGGCCTTACCCTTTGGTCGCGGCAGCACCGTGACCTCTTCGGGATCGACTTCAACCTCGGCGACTTTGAGCTGCGGCTCTGCCTTAAGAACCTCGAGCTCATCGTCATTGAAGTAATCGGCGGCGAAGTGCTGGGTCTCGCGCGAGAACGCGAGACCGCAGCGGCGGAACGAGGTGGCAATTGCAGCGATGGCAATGGCGCTCGTGAGTTTCAATTTCCCAGCCATACTTCATGTCTCCCCTTAAGCTGCGAGCAGCGGTTCGACGTGCCAATCCGCCGTGTTCATGTAGACGTTGTTGGCGCCGGCGGCGTCACGTTCTGCCTTGAGCACGGCAAGCGCGTTGGATTCCAACGATGGCGGCACGACCAACAGCGTCGGACGGACCCGCAACGGCCGATCGTAATCGCCTTTCAGGCTCATCATCGCGGCGCGCGCAGCGGCGTAGTTCGCGGTGTTGAGGGTTTCCTTCGAGGCATACGCCAGTTGCCAGAGGCCGTAGCCGGCGTTGCAACGCATATCGACGCCATACGTGAACTCTTTGTTCATGAAGACCCGGGTATCGGTCGGATCATCCTTGGCGACGAATTGCGCGGGGCGGCGGTTTTGGAAAATGAACGGCTTGAGCGCGCGAGTGACGTCTAGCAGGAACCAAGGCGTCCCAGCCCCGCCCTGGAAGTTCGAGACCGACTGCTCGGCGCCGTTTGCGTCCAGCACCGGATGATCGGTATCGAAGAAGTTCTGACCGTCATAGCATGCGGTCGCAAAGCCGGCGTTCAGCAGGCTCCAGACCAGCTCGTCCGGATATTCAGCGGCGGTTTGGCCGAGATCAGCCATCATCGGGTTGTAGACGCCATAGCTGTCGTCCTCGATGTCGTCGCGATCGACGCCGATGGTGTTCTCGAACGGCTTGTTTTTGAGCACATAGCTGTACTGCGAAAGGCTCTGAATTTGGCGCTGGCCAATCCATTGTTTCATGCCGGACAGCTTACCCATCCAACGATAGTCGTTCTGTGACGTCGTCGATGGCATCATCATGGCGACTTTACCAAAGGTGGTTTCGACCGCTTCAAAGTGCTGGTTAAACACCGTGCTGAACGAGGTTTTAAGGCCGCTCAGATTGCCTGCATTGATTTCCATGTCAGTCTCTCTCTCTCTCTTTTAGAGGATTTCAACGGCGACGCCGGCGGCGTCGACCGAGACGATCTTGCCGGCCACCGAACGGCTGGCTGAATCACCATGTCGTGTTAAGCGATCGAAGCCAACATGGTCGACGTGCCGGTTTTGCGCTGGGCATGCGAAGATGGTTTTGCGTTAAAGGATGCAAGCATCCGGACCGCCGAAGCTCGAGACTGGTTTGAAGCAAACGTTCTCGAACATCTGGAAGCCCTGGCGCCGGACCTCCCCTCATTCTTTGGCGAAGATTTCGGCCGTGTGTCAGACCTTACGGTGATATGGCCACTGCAGCTGGCGCAGAATATGAAGCGCAAAACGCCGTTCACGATCGAGCTGCGCAATGTGCCGTTCGAACAACAGCGCCAGATTTTATTCTGGACGGTCAGCTTGTTGCCGAGGTTTCAGCGCGGCGCCATGGATGCCGGGGGCAACGGTGCCTACCTGGCTGAGGTCGCGTGGCAGAAATTCGGTGAGCGCCGCATAGAAAAAATAAGCCTGTCGCGTGGCTGGTACCAAGACAATATGCCACCGTTCGTCGCCGCGTTCGAAGATCGCGCCATCGACCTGCCGCGTGACCGGGACACCATGGATGACCTTCGCTCGCTGCGAGAAATCGGCGGCGTGATCCAAGTGCCGACATTGCGCACGAAAGGGTCGGATCAGGGAGCGGGTCAGTGGCTGACCGCCGCCGCGGCGGGGCACGCAGAATAGCTCTTCCTGGGCCGCATCGCCATAGAAGTCGATAACTTCCTGTCGCCATTTTACCTGCGCCTGTTCAGACCAGTCTTTGCCGGTGACCAGACAAATTCGATTGTAAAGGCCGTCGGCCAGAGCTTGGTCAAGGTCGATGCGTAAAACTTCGCCGGCACGCTTCTTGGCCCGGATCTCACCGATCAGTTCGTTGAACGGGTTTTCTGCCCCATCGTGGGTGGATACAACGCAGACCTTTCCGCCCCAGATCAGCAATGCCATAGCTGCTTTTAACAGCTCCTCCAAGTCGTCATGGAAGGCGGCCTCGTCAATGATCACGAAGCCCTGGCGACCGCGCAGCGAGCGTGGCTTCGATGACAGCGCCATGATCTCGTAGCCACTCGCAAACGTGATCCGGAAAGCCTTAATGTGTTGATCAGGGTCTTTGCCGTCTTCAAACATAAACTCCTGGATTTCGCCTGCGGCCTCGTTAAACGACTTCGCCCACATGCCGGCGGTGTCGATAAACTCTCGTGCCATGTCCAGGTTGACTTACGTTTTTATCGCATCTCTGAGCAGGCTCTCGTTGATCTGGTAATTAGAATTATCCAGAAGCGTTCTTAGCGTCGTCAATCGCAGGTGTTGGTTTTCATGTTCTTTATAACTCATGACAATCTCACTTTTTGTGCAGGTACTCGTCCATGCGCGCCATCCACTCTTTCAGGCTGCCCATCAATTCACGCACGCCGCTTAGGTCTTTCCGCATCTCTCGAATATCGCCGTCGATTTTTAAAATAGCTGTTCCAGTCGGCAAGGCATCGACCTTGGAATCCAATGTGTCGAGGCGTTGATGTGCGTGTTGCGAAAGTTTGGCGAGTCGGGCCACCTCATCCGCGAGTTGCGACTTTTTGGCCTCTGCCATTACCTTCCGCGACCAACGCACCGTCCAAATCAAGCTCAATAGCGCGATGATGGGTGATGCGATAATGGCTACCAGGCAGCTTTTTCAAGGTCTTGAATAGCCGCACCTTTAAGGTCTGCGCGCCAAATGTATTTGATGGCGTTTCCAAGGTTGAAACCCATATGTTCAACAACGTCGATACACTCGACACCTGATGGGTGCCCGTTGTAGTGCGTGGGATGATTGACTGGATCGCTCATGGCTTTGTGACCGTTATTAATGGTCGAAGCCGGATGTAGGTAGCCGTCTTCGTCGGGATCACAGGGCGGTGCAGGAATTAAACATTCAACCATAATCTAATCCTCAGACTTGATAGTTTTTTTGTCTGTCGGTTCTATCGCGCTCAGCCGTACCCGGCCCAACACCGTGACGATCGCAGACAACGTGGTGTCATAGATCAGGCGCACGCGGTCGCCTGAGCCGAGGCGTACGCGGAGCCGATAACGATGCTGTCCCTGACGCACAAACGCGGGGCGCATGCGGTCGATCCGGACGGCCAAACTTTCAATCTCGAGGTGTGACATCGGCACGCCGCGTTCCCGCGCCCGCTTGTGGGTGTGCAACCCGCAATGGCAGCGCCAGGTAACAAAAGACAAAGGCGACATCGAGCCCATCAGCGCGCCCTCCGTTCGGACTTGCGCCAGTCCTGCAAGGTCGCGAAGCCGAGGTCTTTAAGCTCACCCCGGATCATGCGGCCGAGCGCTGCGATCGCTATATCCTGTTCGGCATTGGTCAGCTGATCGATGCCGCATTTCGCTGGATGATTTGCAGCACCGCGGGCAAAGCTGTCGAGCGCCGACAGGTCGCGAATTTTCACGACACCCAAGTCGTGGCCAATCCGCCATTGCGCCTCGAGGACGCGGCAACGCGGTCGATAGACTGGGACGATCCCGCTGGAGGTTGATACCTGATGTGCCGACCAATCGACGCCGGCTTCCCGCGCCGCCATCGCCTTTAGCGCTTCGGTGACTTTGTAGATTGCCTCGCCATGCAGCCAGTTCAGTGAGGCGATGCCGGTATCTTTGCCGCCGCTGACCCGTTTGGCGAATGCGGTCAGGGCCTTTTCGCTGCCGTCCCGCAGGATGCCCAAGCAATGCAGCGAAACCCAGAGCGCGCGGATTTTGCGGATCTGTTTCTCACGGTCCAGTGCGGGCGTATCAGCCCGTGCGGGTGCTGTCGATTTGGCACGACCACGCTTCGGCTGACCTTTAAACCCAAGCGTTTTAAAATGCTCGATCAGGTCGGTGAGGTGTCGGTCGCTCAACTTGCTGGCGGAATCTTTATTAAACTGCTCAGCGAGAATCCCGCGATAGGTTTCATCATCCAGGCCAAGTTGTTTCTTGGCGATGTGCACCTTGCCCACCTGACGTTCGCGGATCCGCAGCAAGCGCTGAAGATCGGCCTCGATCTGGCCGCGGTGGCGCGCAGGATGATTGAGCGGCGTGAAGCCGAAGCGCACGCCCAGGCGGAGGGCTAAAGATGTCGACCCCGACCACCCGCGAACGAGAGTTGGAGCGCGCATTGAACGACGTGATGCTGGCCGCCGCTTCGTTTGCGTTCGGTCGGGGCATGTCTGAAGCGCGGCAAAACCTTAAAGACGCGATCCACCAAGGCAACGCAACGCTCACCAGCAAACCGTGTGAACGCGCGCCGGATTTGCGCGAGCTCGCAGAACGCGCAGACGCCGCCAGGGCCGCGCAACCCGGCTTTAGGAAAGACACAGATGGCTAAAAAATGGTTTTTCGATCCGTTGATCCCCTACAAGTACGACGTCATCAACGCCGATCCGCCGACGCATTTCAAAACCTTCTCGGCCTTTGAATCCGAGAAAGGCGCGCAGTATCCAACCATGGACGATACCTGGCTACGCGCTTTGCCGGTGCAGCAGCTCGCATCCTCGAACTGCCTATTGTGGCTCTGGACGACGATGCCGAAATTGCAAGTGTCGATCGACCTAATGGCAGTGTGGGGCTTTCGGTTTGTCACGGCCGGCGCCTGGCACAAGAAGACCCCCAAGGGTAATACGGCGAAGGGAACCGGCTTTGTGCTGCAGTCGGCGGCCGAGGTTTACCTGATTGGTGCCATCGGCCGTCCAGCGTACCGCAGCTAGAAAGACCACGCCGACATCACCACGCCGACGCATGTTGCTGGCTGACTTCGATCTCAGGTTCTGCCCTCAGTGCAGCAAGTTACGCAAACGCCAATACGGCATCGATCCCAGATACGAAGGTGCAGCGATATGACCCGCCGAAATCAACTTATCCACGCGATCCGCCAGCAGCTGCGCTGGTGGCAAACAATGCTCAAACCACAGTTAAAAGGATATCTAAAATGAGCGATACGATGATCCCTGAAGGCTATGCCAAAGACGCCAAAGGCCGCCTTGTTCCTGAAAACCTGATCAAGCCACAAGAGCGGCTGGAAGATCAAACCGTGCGTACGATTATCGACTACGCACGTGATCTCAGCGCGCAGATCGCACGGTTCCGCGGTCACACGTTTGATGATGTTGCCACGTTCATGGATACGCTCGGCGAGCAATATGGTGCGACCAAAGGCGGTGCCAAAGGCAACGTCACGCTAAGCAGTTTTGACGGCTGCTTAAAGGTCACCGTGCAAGTGCAGGACACGCTCACTTTCGGTCCTGAGCTGCAGGTCGCTAAGGAGTTGTTCGACGCGTGTATCTCTGAATGGTCCGAGGGCGCCGATGATAAAATTCAGGCGCTCGTCTCGCATGCGTTCCAGGTCGACAAGGAAGGCAAAATAAATCGGGAAGCGCTGTTCGGCTTGCGCCGCCTCGACATCAACGACGACGGTTGGCGCAATGCGGTCGCGGCGCTCAACGATTCGATCCGTATTCAGGGCTCAAAACAATACGTGCGGTTTTACGAGCGCACCACGCCCGAAGAAAAATGGCGCCCGATCTCGATCGATATTGCCAATGCTGGTGAAGCATCCCGCAACGCGGAGGCCGCGTAATGTACGCCGAACAACGCCACGTCGGCGGGTCTTGGGTGCAAGAGATCGAAGGCCGGGCCGCCATCACCACCGAGACACCGAAGACGAATAAAAAGGTGTCGCCGGAACCGCTCGCCAACATGGAAGCTCTGAAACGACTTGCGGCAGTCGCTATCCAGGCAAGATCGGATGACAAATTTCGGCTCGTCTTTGCTTGGGCGCTTTATGCTGAATGAGACCGGTTTTGGTACCGCGGCGATGGTCGGTGTGGAATCACTGACCGTGCGTTTCGGCAGTGCGGCGACCTTTACGGTCAGATCATTGATAAGTTCATCAATCACCGCGTCGGTTTCACGCAACACGGTGATCGATCGCACGCCATGAAGAACCGTCGTATGATCGCGACCGTTCAAGAATCGGGCAATTGCGGGAAATGATTTCTGCGTATGTGCGCGCGCCAGAAACATAAAGATTTGGCGGTAGCGGACGAGCGGACGAGCTCGGCTAGAACCTTTGAGCCGTTCCGCAGTCATACCGGTCTGCGCTGCGACCAAGTTCAGAATATCGGTCATAGAGACATCGACGGTCATGCGGCGTCTCCACCATCCGGGTTGAGTGGTAGCAACTCGACCCCTTGGCCTTTCAGCCATTCCTTCATCGCGATGCGGCCACGCTCTTTGACGAAGTCCACGACGTCGGCGTTGCGATGCGCACTGCCGTCGATCAGCCGACACGGCTGGCCTTCGATGATTTCAAGGTCCTGGATTGCCGACCGTAAAATGGCGCACACGGACGCGAGCCCGCCCGGCGTCATTTGGACGCCATTTGGGCCAAAGCTCTCGAGCTTTACGAGGAGACTGCGAAGATCGTCACTGACCATGTTACTTCCCTCCTGAAGGCTGGGTTCGGTGCGGACAAGTGGGGCAGGTACGCAAGAATTGAATTTGGCGTTGATTGGTGAACCGCGTTGCGGGTTTCTGATTGATGATGCAGTCGGCGAGTGGAATGTCCCCGGCCACCGGGCATTCAACGCGTGCGTCGAGAATGCTGGCGTTGACCGCCCGTTCAACGGCCGTTAAATGCCCGATATATGAGCCTTTTAAGACGAGACTGACCGTTGCCGCCGAATAGCCGATGCGCTTGGCTGCCCGATGTTGACTGGTCTGATCGCACGTTGTCGCCAACGCTTCGATCCACGCTGGCAAGTCATCACCCCAGCCCTGGCGTGCCTTGGTTAAGTGTTCACCCATTGGCTACCTCCTGCTGAATATTGGGGTCGATCAACGCCGCGGCCTTCCCCGACCAATGCGGTGCGTGGGGACCGGTATTCCGGATCAATCGGTAGCGTTTGAAACCGTTCGACGTCATCGCGGTGCCTGCTTCCCGGCTCGGCAACTCGATCACGTAGTGCGCGTCGATGAGCCGTCGCAGGTAGGCGTAGGCGTTGCTGCGCGGGTCACGACCGTGAACGTGTTCCGGGATCAACGAAAGCAAGTCAGCAACGGTGGTCGCCTCTTCGAGACGCAGCGCATTCCAAAGTGCGTCGCGAAACGGTGCTTTCTTCTTCGCTCTTCCCGAATGTGGCTTGCGCGGTCCGGAGGCGATACGTACGCCGTCGGCACGGGTTGTTTCGCCCGCCGGCGTCAATCGGTAAAGACCTGGCTCGAGGCGCTCAACAAGGTCACGTCGCCGCAATACATCGATCGAGCGCACGACGCGCTTCGTCGTCGGCTCTTCGAGCGCTATAGCTAAGTCGGCGACGGTGACCGGATCGCCCGGCGGCGGTAATTCGTTCAGCAATCGTTCGGTGAATGTGCTCATGCCGTGCGGCTCCGCTTTGGTCGTGCCACAACTTCCTGACACAGCACGATGCCTTTCAGCATGTCAGCGGTGACCTCAGTATCTTTATTGCGGAACCCGATGCGCTCGACATTCTTGATCGCGGTGATGATCAACCGCGCATGACCTTCGGATTCCTGGTGAATACGCGGCAGAACATCTTCAGCGACTTTGACCTCGCAGAGTTCGTCGACGCAGACCCGAACGTCTTCGATCGTTGCCGGCAGAAAATCGACCCGTGACGATATCCGTGTGCGGATCTGGCTGTGCCGTTTCAGAGCACCCCAGGTGAACTCACGTCCGACAAGAATCACGGGGATTTCCAGTAGGTCCGAGATGTCACGAATGTTCTCTAAAATCGAAATGTTTTTGATCGCGCGCTCGACCTCATCGATGACAATCGGGCGGGGTTCGCGCGCCATGATGCTGACCACTTGGTTGAACAGCTTTTCGACCCTGTTAGCAGGGACCTGTTCACCCAGCTCGGTCACCAGATCGCGGAGCAACCAACCCGGGGTCATGGATTCCTGAATGCGCAGGTAAATGGCGTTCGACTGCATTGCCCACCATTTTGCCGTCCGGGTTTTACCGTAGCCGGCTTCACCTTGGGCCAATGCCATACATGCCTCTGGCGCTGCGCGGTCATCGAGCGCTGCAACGGCGGTTAAAAACCGCGAGACGTTTGACGTTTGTACAAATTTGGTCTTCATTTAAGCTCCTGTTGTTATGGAAACCGTCGCGACCTTGCCTGGGGCGACGGTTTCCGATTTCTAGTCAGCCCCTAAAACCATTCGGATCGTCGGGCTCTTCTCTACGAGGCGTGCCGCGTAGGCACGGTCGTCTTCGTCTGCGTTGGGGTTCGTTAATGCCCAGCGCACAAAACTGATGTCGTCGTCGAAATGTGGGCGTTCGTCGTCTGTATGCAGCTGCACAACGTTGGTCTGATCGACGTCGTCGTCATCGGCGACGTTCAAAGCGGCAAACAATGCGTCAGCGGCAGCCTGATCGGCTTCGTCGATCTCAGGGGCGGCTTGCGGCTCATCGGCGGCGGCCGCATCGGCCGCGGCGTCCAGTTCCGGTGATGTGTAGGATTCGGCTTGTTTTGGGAACGGTGTCAGGGTCGCGTTGTTCTGCTCATTCACCCTCAAAACTGCGTCAATGGCATCGCGCGGCTTGATGCCACGGATTTCGCGGTTGAGCGGATCGACCTCGGCAGCGAGGCGCTTGGCCTGCATATCGCGGGCTTCGCGGATGGCGTCGCCTGGATCAACGCCGAGCCGCTCAGGGCATTCAGCGACACAGATAAATTCGCGTCCGTCCGGAGAATAGACGTAAATACGGCCCATATCTTGTGGGTCAACACGGACAAAGACATGATTTCCCGGCACGAGATCGCCATGAATAAAGTGCGCTTTGTCGTAACGGATGCCGAACTTGGTAACGACGCGGATGCCGTCCTTACCGGCCAGCGGCGCCAGCAGAATATCGAGGGCGCGCTCGTCTTCAATCATACGGATCGGCCCGGTCCAGGCGGCGATCATCTCAAACGGCGTTTTCCCGTTAAGCCCACCGTGCGGCGTATGGCTGTATTTGACCTCCAGCCACTTGGTAACTTTTTCTTGCAGCTCTGATTGGTTGAGGTCGACACAGAACGCGTCGGTGTCGCTCTCGCCTAAGCGCTTGGCGAAGCTGCGCCGCGCCTCGATCTTTTTACGGTCGGTGACGTTGTGCCCGACAAAGCCCGGCAGCAACGGCATCAGGCCGCGTTGCAGCGTACCGATGTGGCGTTCGACCGTGCCCTTTTGCTCGGGCGAGAATGGGTCGGTGATGTCATGATGAATGCCAAGGTGTGCGAGCGCGTTCTTAAACCGGTGGCTGACGAAATCTGAGCCGTTGTCGGTACGAAGAATTTCAGGGACACCCCAGGCCTGCATGGTAACGCGCAGTAAGGCCAGGACAGCCTCGGTCTTTGGTGTCTTAGTCACCGTCACCATCATGCGCCGGGGGTAAATATCGACCACTGCATAAATTGAATGACGACCGTCGCTCAGCAGCACGTCGGCCGGTGAGGCATCGATCTCCCAAAGCTGATTTGGGCGCTTCACCCAATGGTTCATGTTGGTGCCTGAGAACTTCATTTTGCTCTTGTAGGCGTCCGGGTCGGTCATTTTGGTGAGGGCTTCGCGATGCTCCTCTTTCCACTTCGAGACAAACCGCTGAAACGTGCGGATCGGCGGCAGCGTGCGCGGCTTCCCGCCGACGTCGAGCGTTTTACCGAATTCAGCTTCCACCAAATCGCGAATATGATCGGCGGTCAGGTGTGGCTGATTGACGATCCGTGCCGCGATAAACTTAGCGACCGAACCGCCTTCGGCACTGTCGAGAACGCCGCTGCCTTTGCGGTTGCCGTGCTTGCCGGCCAGCGCGTTGAACTCACCTCGTGCGCGCCGATATTCCCAGCGCCGCAGGGTATTTACACAAAGACCTTTTTTCTTCCCGGAGTTCGTTGTCATCGCGCTCGACACCCAGTCCGGGATGCCGTTTATTTTACCGTTGCGGTACATCATCACGAACGTGTAACGCGCCGCTTCAAGCGACATCGTCGACTTAACCCGATAGATGTCCCAGAAATTCAAGATCACCAGAATAGCGTCACGACGCAGCTCACCATGTTTGGTCGATGGTGGCTCGGGGATTGCGTGTGCGCCGTCGAAGATTTCTTCCATCGGCGGCGCGTCGGCATTTTGAAGCTGTCGGATCACATAGGTGTTGCGGGCCGAGGCCGGCAGGATCGTGTAGTGGTATTCCCAGCCACCGCCCTTGCCTTGGCGGCGGCGTGCCAAAGGTTTGCCCGCCTTGTTGCAGGCGGATTGCCAGCGGCTTCTTTTCGCCAATCGCACCACGGCAGAATGCGTTTTCGGCATACCTGGCAGTTTTAATGCCACCAACTCAGCCGCAGAAAACCACTCATTCATGGCCGGCTTCCCTTGCGTGCGTTGCGGCGTGCGGCTTCGAACGACTTTTCGAGCTCGTCTTTTTTGTCGGCGAGTTGACCAACCTCAACCCACGTCAGATAGCGATTATCAATGACGCTGTGTTCAAACAGGTCCGAGCCCAACTGCATCAACCGCAAATCGCCGGTAACGTGGACGAGCGCCAACAATCTAAGGAAGGGGATTGTATGGTCGCTGCGCGCCTCGCTGGCATAGGCATCGAGCATGTTCTTGGTGACCTCTTCACCGAGCCAGATCGACATATTTTCAGCGATGTCTTGCCGCGTGCGTTCGCTGTCGGTCAGCGTTTCCGAGACCGCGCGGGCGATCCGCGCGCGCAGCGTTGACGTGCGAACGCGGTGATCATCGAAGCGGGTGACGAGTTGTTGCGGCTCCCAGGCCAACAAGTCGCCTGTGCGCGCGTCGTGGCGATCCCGGCCCTGCGTCACGCCAGCTGCTCCGGATCGTAGGCGTCAATCACGCCGATATCGCACAGCAAATCCAGAAAGCC